GGGTTTTGGGCCATGCGCCTTCTCTCGTCGGTGTCTAGGAAGATGTAGTCAATGTAGAGGGAGGCGGCGATGAGGGATTGGTTGTAGGCGGCGGTGACCTTGGTTCCACCGGATCCAGGTTTGGAGACGGCCCACAAACACTCGTCCAGGGATCTGAGGTCAAGGTTGATCTTAACTTCGTGGTACTGGAGGGCAATGAGGGGAAGGGCAAGTCCAGGGTTGGTACAGAACCAGAATTGGAGCGGGATGTAGAGGGTGGACTCAGGGAGGGCGTTTCTAGGGGTACAGGTTTGGTTTTGGATACCGGCACCGGCACAAGGACCATCAACCTCGGCGAAGTCTGGGTCAGTGAGGTAGGTGAGTTGGGTGGTGTGTCCAATCATCTTGTGGTATCCACGCTCTTGCTCCTTGGAGAGGGTGAGCTGATTCCAGATGTGCATCCAGTCTCCGTATTGTCTGTCGATCCTTTGGCCTCCAATCTCAACCTCAACTTGGTTGATGAGTTGCTCTCCAGGGAAGTCGAGCCACCTGGCGTAGACATCGCTACCACCACTGGAGTTACCCAGACTCTGGCCAATCTCAGGAAGAGTGACTTGGAGGTAAGTCCTGTAGGCGAGATCACCGTTTCTGCTGACGGTACAGGTAACCCTGCGACCAAAGTCAGCTTGACCGTTGAAAGTCTGCTCTATGGCCTCCATCGAAAAGTTGGTGTGTCGACGGTAGGTCACCTTCCAGAAAGTGATCTGGGGGTTTCCGGTAAGGTAAACGTCTTGAGCGCCGTAAGCTACGAGTTGCATTAATCCGCCTCCCATGTTAGTTTATACTCTTAGGAAAGATAAAAAATCCGCAAAAGGGCATTTAATAGATGAATAAAATAATACATGCATGTTTTTATGAGGAAGTCCTTAAAAACATGTGGGCGATTTCGCGTACGGTTATTTTCCTATACTTATTGAGGGTGGTTTATCCATGCGTTTGTTTCCCCCCCCCTCATAAATTATCTATACGAATCATTTCCTATATATTCATTGATGAATGATTCCACGTACCGTTTCTCCGTGTGATTCGGCACAAGTCCAATGGGTTTTGTGAAAACGTAATCGCGTCCCCGTTTCCTAACGGCCCACCCATCGTCCACGGCACTAAATAGAAATTTCATTTGTGTCTGCGTGGAATGACTAGTGGCGGGCACAACGATTTGGGGACGGGTTCCGGTGCTGTTACTTTCCATTACACCTCTGTCCCAAAAATATCTGGTGAAAATTTCGCAAACAGTATAGAATCTATTCATCCAGTTAAATTATAACAATTGTGTGATGAAGGAGCGACCCGCGAACGATTACAAGGTTGGGTACGACCCCAGCGATATAAACGACCCCGACGATTATACCCGAAAGAAGTCGGTGATTGAGCGACAGATCAGTTCCTTAAACACCGCCTTGAAATCTGTGCCTGACGATCAAGACATCCAATATAAAATTGGAAAGTTGCGACGAAGATTGGATGTCTTGAATAAGGCTGAAATATCTCGAAAAATCCTTAGTTTGGAGGAGGGGGTGGGGTACTACGATGCGAAGCAGAAGATCGAGGATGGAACTGTGGAAACGGTGGCTAACGATAAGGTTTCCACGTTCTTCCGTATAGGCGAGAACGACCCAGTCGACGATTCTGCCGATACGAAACCGGCCATGCCCGATACCGAGTACGACCATATGGTGTGTCGGGAGTGCGCGGGTGAGATGGTGGATTCGGAGATGGACGGGTTTGTGATATGTCGCGATTGCGGGGCATGTTGGACGAGTGTGATTGATATGGATACAGGGAATTACAAGGATGTTCCGGTGGAGACTTCGTTCTATGCGTACAAGCGCATCAATCATTTCAAGGAGATCTTGTCGCAGTTCCAGGCGAAGGAGACGACTCAGATCAGCGATGAGATTATGGATCGGATCAAGAAACAGGTGAAGAAGGAGCGGTTGACGAATGATGAGTTGACAACGAAGAAGACCAAGGAGATCCTCAAGAAGTTGGGGTACAACAAGTACTACGAGCACATTCCGTTCATCAAGGATAAGTTGGGGATCAAGCCGCCGGTGATGGATATCGAGTTGGAGACGACTCTGTGCAACCTCTTTAACGAGTTGCAGGAGCCGTATGCGAAATGTTGTCCCAACGATAGGGTGAATTTCCTCAACTATTACTACACGATTTACAAACTGTGCGAGTTGTTGGAGCAGTACCAGTTCCTCCCCTTCTTTCCCATGTTGAAGGACAGGGACAAACGGGTGGAGCAGGATGCGATTTGGAAGAAGATTTGCGTGGAGTTGGGGTGGTTGTTTATTGCTACCGAATAAGAGGGGAGTGCGTCCCCCCTCAAACACCCCCGCCACATACGACTCGTGTCTCTATACTCTTACAACCATCGTAAACAATTTGGTATTCATCGTAAACAATTTCGTATTCATCATGTGAACCGAATATCATATGATGTGTGTGGCGAGGGGTCCTAGGGGGCACCGCCCCCTAAAAATTGATTTAGTACGTTTCTCGGCACACTATCCATACCCGCCACACAATGTCTACCACCGATTCCAATCCCACCACCCCCACTCCAACCAACGTCAGCAATGTCCTGCTAAACCACCTCGCCCAGTTCCCCAACGCGCACAAGTGTTGGGAAATGACCCGCGATTCGCCTCAGCATCCCGTGGAAGCCCTTCATGCGGGTGCCGAGTACAAGATGTTCGACACCGAGGATTTATCCGGTGTTTCAATGACCTGTGTCCAGGTGGACAATGAGACCGTCCATGTATCCGTGTATGCGGAGAACCATTGCGGGATGCGGTTGTACCGAATGGGGGACGATACGACAGTCCCCGTCCACGGGCGCGATATGTCGTTCGCCGATGCATGCGCGGATCCCAATATCACAACCACCAACTGCGTCTCCTCCACAGGCCGCAGCCACCTGATTGGCTTCTGGGATACGGCGGCGACCAACGGAACGGTTCCCTGCACGAAATATTTGGCGAGGGCGATCCGCAAGGATGGGAGTTTGGCGGATACCGCCCATGCGTGGGCGACCGATGAGGCGACGGGCGATCCGCACACACCGGTCCCCAACGGGGCGCGTTTCCCCATCGGAGCCTTCGCCTACGAGTTGAGTGTCCGGGAACACATTGATATCCCATTTGATCGCGAGATGTATGGAGGTAAGGTTTCTACCGATGTGGTGGCGTTCGTTGAGTGTTTGAATACTGACCTCACGCATGTATTTGTCCGCCACGCGTCGCCTCCTGTGAGTGGTTAGACTTATGTGTCTGTTCCACCAATCGGTTTGAAAATGGTGGTTATGATATGAATGGGAAAGAGTTGGCCGGCACAAAGCACTTGGTGGGCGTTTCGGGTGACGGGCAGTTTATTCCCGGCACTTACCGTGCTCAGTATAACATTTTTTTCATCCATATTTCGTTCATTGGGGTTGTGTGATGTGTAGGGCAACCGTTCCATGGTGTTGGCGAAAATGTGGGGACTCATGTAGTCCACAATGTAGACGGGGATGAGACCAGTGGGCCACAGCGATTTCATCACTTCAAACCGCGAATGTCCGTCAACAATGACGAATCGTTGGGCGGTTCCAATGTATATCATCGTGACTACAATGGGAACGATGGGGTTGGTTGTATCGGCCGCCAGGGTGGTTAATGTGATATCGGCCAGCACACGCGGTTGGTACATGGCGAGATGTTTTCCGTATGATACGATGGAGTAATGTTTGTGAGGCATTATAAATGCACGATCTACCGAGAGGGTTTCCACATCATTAAACAGGTTGGCAATCATGGTCCTGAAACTGGTGAAATCCTGTCCCAGCGGCATTTCAATCGCATACCTGCTAAAGGTGATGTAAAAATCCGACAATTCCGATCCTTCCTTTACCATGATACTCATGGAGCGCACATCTCCTCCGACCCGTCGTCCCTGGAGAACGGTTATCCCTTTGGTGAGCAGTTTTCCATATACGCGGGTCACCGCCTCATCGTTGTCGGCACGCATCCAAACCCAGGGCATGGATTCGTGTCCCCGGAACGTCCACAGCGGTACAATCTGTTGGAGTTGGGCTACCATGAGGGAGCGCCACGTGGGGAGCAGGAGGTGGGTTTGTTGGGTGTACACTAGATCGTCAAAGCAGTGTTTGAGATATTTCATGGATATATCCCCAACGGGCCATTTGGATTGGGTGAGTTGTATGATGGTCGCCCACGAATCGTTCAGGATGGTTGCCGAGGAGGCGAAACATTTACCTCCCGAGGGAAACATTTTGGTCCAATCACAGGTAATGACAATCTTGATGTTACTGTTCTTTGCGTTGATGATTTCTGTGCTATCCAGATGGGAGCGCACACTGAGATCGATCCAATTTTCGCCGCAGAATGGGAGGTAGGTTTCGTCAATGATAACAATTCCGTTGGGCGGTACGGTGGCAATGAAGGCGGCAATTTCGTCCCATTGGTACAGATGTCCAGTGGGTATGGACGGGTTGGCAATGAGGTTCATTGCCATTCCTCCCGATACGCCATCACCACTGATATCATCCACCTCCATTTCCAAGTGTCCCGTGCGAATCGCCGACTTGATGAAATCATTCTTGTAGGGGGATGCGTTGGCGTAGGAAATGTCGGGTACGATCGGGGTGACGTACCTCCAACCCGCCTCCCCCGATTGGCGCATAAGTGTTTCCATGATGCGGGTATGCGAGCCTGCGAATTGTACGGTACCTGGGTTGGCGGGGGCATTCACTCCATGACAGAATATATTGTGCGAATCTTTGAGTTCGAATACGGCGGGCGGGGCCGTGTCGGGATGACTCGCCGTTGTATCGAAAAATCCGCCAATTTCCCCAAGTGGGTTTTCCATGCGTCCTAAATCCATGTATGAATCATAGTTTAACTGGAGCGTGCTCATCCTATCACTACCGTATGGGTGTAAAAAAATATAGGTCCCCCCGCGTCCAATTGGAGGGGGACCCGACCCGTGTTGTGGGCGATTGCTAAATGAGTGGAGTGGCGTGATGGGTTAGTGGTGGGAGTGTTCATTCAAGGCGAACGATCGATCCGTTATCTGGGTTGTAGGCTCCAACTTGTGCGTGGGGGAATGCGGTTGTGTAGATCTTGTTGGTGGTTTCGTCACGGAGGTAGGGGGTTCCATGGAATGTCCATTCGTCAACGACTAGCGAGTCGGCATCGTCCTCGCTGTTATCCTGGAGCCCCTTCGCCGCGTGCGCTACAATGGCGGCGATATCGTCCCCCACATCCGCATCCGTCCTCTTGTTGGCCGCGGGCTTCCTTCCCTTCTTGGCCTTTTCCGGGACGACGAACTGTTCGTCCGCCAGTTCGATCCCCTGGGCGGCTAGGTGGGCGACCGCATCCTCAGTGGAGATACCCATGGTCGCAAGAACCTTGCCGTATCCCACGACCTTCTTCCCCGTGGGGGAGACGTACTCGTTCGCTGCCACAGCCATGCGGTCGGCGACGGTGCCGTTGGTGTGAGATCCCTTCTTCACAAAGGCCTTGTCGCATGCGGCACAGAACTCCCCAGCGGTGGGAGCCTTGGTACACTGGGTGAAGAGGGCGTGGTTCGTGATGATTGCCTGGCACAGAAGCGCATTGCCTTGTCCTACCCATGGGGTGGGGGCGACCGTGGCCTTCACCTTCTTCTTGGGAGTAGCGGGGGCGGCGACCTCCTCCTTCTTGGCGGCGACCTCCTCCTTCTTCTTGGCGGCGACCTCCACCTCCACCTCCACCTCCACCTCCACCTCCACCTCCACCTCCACCTCCACCTCCACCTCCACCTCCTCCTCCTCCTTGGCGGCGATATCGGTCGCTACCTTCTTGGCCTCATCCTCTGCCGCTACCTTCTTGGCGGCCTTGTCGGCGGCGACCTGAACCTTCTTGGCTTCGGCCGCTACCTTCTTGGCGGCCTTGTCAGTGGCGACCTGAACCTTCTTGGCTTCGGCCGCTACCTTCTTGGCGGCCTTGTCAGTGGCGACCTGAACCTTCTTGGCTTCGGCCGCTACCTTCTTGGCGGCCTTGTCAGCGGCGACCTGAACCTTCTTG